GTGGCATCATTTGGATAAAAGAAAAAGTTAGCCAGTGATGCTTCGGAATCGATTAGTACTCTTTTTTCCACCGGACCCCACTGAAAATGACCCGCAATTGCTCCTGTCGTCTGTGGAATCGCCCGTGCAGTCAGTGTAAGATCAATCTCGTTCACTGTAACTGCTGGTGAAAGTGATGGGATGCCCATTGAATATCTCCTTATTAGCAAATATAAAAACTCTTAGTATTTATAGAATACTAGATTTCAAAGAATTTGCGCGTTTTTTGAGAGGGGGCATCGGGCCATGAAAGTTTATCTGGTAAGTATGTTATTGAATCTCCCATAAAATTTGGAAGAGACCGTTTTATGATTTCTTGAATATTTGTGTCTGCCGGCATGCCCTTTAGAATATCTTTTTTGTGCAGTCTTTCTGGAACCCCCTGACCCTCTTCTGGAATTTTATCGGTAACCTCTTTCAAGGAATAGGTATCCAGGTTATTGTCTGTTTCCGATGGGTTAACAAATGGAAGTGCTCCAGCCGTAGAATTATCAATAAATGCTTGTCCGTCATCGTATATGCCAAAAAATAATTGTTCGGCATCATCATTTTCCATATGTTCTCGTTCGAGCATCGCACGTATGTCCATAGATTGCGAAGAAGTCTCTCTGAAGTGTCTTTGTGCGGCCAGCCACCCAAATTGTACGAGCGCCATGGCAAGATCGTCATGAGTTCCAGGTTCTGCGGCAAACGATTGACTTGCGGTCACAAATGTGGTCAGTTCTTTGACCGTCTCATAATCCTTTATTATTAACTTATTTTGTTCGATTAGAGTCTTTATATTTGCACAACCTATTCTTTTGGTTGACGTAGAGGTTTTTATTCCTAGTTGAGTTTTTTTGCCACCTCCAAATCCTCCAGAAACTTGCTGCTGAGCATTTTGTTTCTTTTGGGTTTTTATTAAATTTTCGTATCCAAGTTCGTGATGAAGAACATCCGCTACCTGAGAGCCGATATCATTGATTTCCAAAAGAACATATGCCTCGTTGTATTCTGTTCCTATGCGTGCAATAAGTGTCGGAAGAACCATTGGAGATATTAAATTGCTTCTGTATCTTGCCACTTGAACATATGGAATATTTGTAACGTCGATTACTTGAAATGTCGAGTAATCTAGCCCCTGTCCGTGAGCAACATCCACAGAAAGAACATATGTTCTTCCTTCTCTTGGTCTTTCCCATATCGCCAATGTTTCATCTGCCGACGCGTCTATGGGTTTTTCCCATGCTAGACGCGCGAGAACGTCTCCATCAATAAGTGTGTTTGAACTGCCCAAAAAGGCGCACTCAAATTCCTGAGACCATTGACGCTTAGACGTATTTCGAATTGTCTGTTCTTTCCATTTTTCGTCTCGTCCTGGAACGTCCCACCAATTAACCTCTACAGGAAAATAATCAGACTCTCTGTTCTTTGCATCAGTCCACATCTTGTAAAACTTGTTCATTCCATTTGGAGTGGACACAATGAATACTTTTGTTTTTTTACCAGATGAAATGGTTGGATATACTGACGTGAAGAACTCTTCTGCGACGTTATTTGGAATGAACGCAAATTCGTCAAAAAAGATGATGTTAAAACTGTAACCGCGAACCGCACTGGACGATGTAGCCGCAGAGAGTACTTTTGAACCATTGGCAAGTTCAATATTACCTTTGTTCCATACGGTTGCACCCTGCTGTAGCCACTTTGGTAGCCATTCATATGCAAGTTGAAGACGGCTTAAAATTTCGCGCGCCGTCGATCCTTTGTTTGCAAGTATTGCCACATTTGCATTTTTGTTAAACAAGATATAGTGTAGAAGCCAAGCAACAACACAAGACGTTTTTCCAGTTTGTCTAGGAAACTTGCAAATAACAAATCGATTGTCGGTAAAGTGATTAAGCAACTGCTCTTGATATGGCCATAATTCAAAGTTTATAAGACCTCTGTCAACGTTGACAATCTTTATGTAATTTTTTGCAAAGTATACGACATCATTTTTACATTTAATGAGTTCGTCTAGTTGCTCTTGAGTAAACGGATGAATATAGCCAGCTTTTACAAGGTTGGCGTTTCCCTTGTATCCAGAAGTTTGCTTATTCGCGTTTATATTAGTTACTGTTCCCATTGTCTGTCGTATCTATATTTTCTATCTCTGCCAGCTTGTCCATCATTTCAGTTGCGGTACCGACAAAAACTGCCTTTTCTATTGTCTGATTAACTTGAGTCAGCGACGTAGGACTAGACTTGTCATATGCGGTGTTTAATAATGATCCTCCGCTTTCTAGCTTCTTAATTTCCGCTTTTGTCTTATGAGTAGTTATTAGTTCTTTTGTGGCATCGGTAGCGGTCTTCAGTAAAGTTGCAAGAACCTCATATGCTCTAGGTTGCTGAGTTTCGTTGGCAATATTTGCCAATTCATTAAACGCATCCTCGGCGGCTCTAATGATATTACGCATCTTTTTTCGAGCAAAAGCAATATCATCGTCCTGAGGAGAGTACGGAGTAGGATCAGGAACTTTTATCTCATCGATAAGAGGAACAACCGTCAAATCATTTTTAGGTTGAGACGATGAAACACCATTAATTAGTGTATCAGTTGCATCTTGCTGTTGTTGTTTTCCTGTTATCTCAAGTATTTCATCCAACAAATTATTTTCAGTGTCCGACATAATTAGTAATACTCAGTTATTGTTGTTGTATAACCATAATCAGAATTTGGCAACGCATCAATTGGATTGGGAGTAACAACAATTCGCACAGAACTGACTGGGTTAACATAAAATCCAGATACAGTTCCGGATCCATTTGAATCTGCTGCCCAAATTCTTGTGTTCGATATATACGAGCCTCCAAGAACTCGTATCGTCAATCTGTTTGTATTTGTGTTCCAATCGACTACCTGACCCACTGCCGTTGCATCCGCGGCATTTGAACCTTGGTACACTAGATCGCCATATCTAAACTCTGTATTTTCAACCTCTGAAAGATTGAGTATAACATGATCATTTTTGTCAAGTTGTGCATAATTGTATGTATCTGTTATAACATTTGTTATAACAGTATTGATTGTATTTTGCGTGAGTGATGGTCCAGAGAACCAAGCTTTCATTGTAAATGTAAGAGTCCAGATGATCGCGCGCGTGGTCTCATAATTGCCTTCATAGTCTATCGACTGATTGATACTATTCAGAGTTATTGGAATTGTTCTGAATTCATTTGGTGTCGAAGGATTAAGATTTATGGACATCGAGTATGCGGGAGCAAAATATGGAATTATCTGCTCTACTATTTGATTACCGTCCTCAATATTTCTTACCATGATAGACAATTCAAAATTGATATCATACGGCGTATCGACGTATGAACTGGTTATTCTGTTTGAATATCCAGGAGTTACAAACTTCCTCTTCAGATTTGTTTCCTGTTTTCTCATTGGGTCGTAACTAATGCCGACCATTTCAAATGCCATGCGTGGAAGAATTACTTGTACGTTGCGACTTAAATCGGGATCTTGTTGTAAAGGAGAAATAAACTTTTCTTTTGGTGCATATGCAATTGGAACTTTTATTCTGTCTTGTTCTGTGACTCCATCGCTTTTGTATCTTACCATAGTAATATTGTTGAATAAAGTGCCAAATGCAACAACGTATTTGCGAAGAAGACGATTATAAAAAGGTGCGCCGAACATTTTTACTATGGTCTCCCGAAAGGATTTACTTCAGTTGAATTGATGATTGAGTTTGCTTCAATCTGAAGTAACTTGTTGTCATTATACTCATAGTACACGTAGTTTTCTTGAGGATCGTATGTTGTTATCTGATATGATGTATTGGACGTTACTCCAATAACATTTTGACCAGGTACAAATTCTCCTTTTACATGTATTACGTCCAGATTGCCAGTAGGTCTGTCCCAGTATGCAACTTCTGCTGTTGCGATTGCTGTATTAAAACTTGCACCTTGATATACCTGTTCTTCTGGTATATAATCAAGAGTTGCACCATTTGTAACAAGAGGAAGTCGTATTGTATATGTATCCTCTGTGACTGCTTCATCGATATCTGGAAATCCAGTGTCGATCTTGTTTTGACTGAATTTCCACAATTCGGTATACAACTCCCAGAAATATGCGTCTTTTCGACCTAGCTGGTAGAAGTTTTTGTCTTTGTCTACGAATTTAATTTCAAATATCTTTCCAAAAACTGGAACCCATATCAGGTCACCTTCTCTTGGTCGATCCGCATAATTTGGAGGAACGTGTCGATTCCATGCGCGCTGTGTTACCAGAAAGTTTGCACCTTGTCGCGCTTCGAGTCCAAATTTCGACAGAAACTCTCCATCTCCTCTGTAAGATTCCACATCAACAATAAACATATCGATCAGATATGCTCTTTGAAAGTAAGATAGTGGATCTTCACCAAAGAGATCATCAAACTTGTCTTGACTCTCTCGAACAATATAATACACATCTGAGCCATGAATGCGAATTGCCTCGTTGAGCAAGTCTTCGACAAGAAGTTGCTCGGGTGTTCGATTTAGCTGAGAGTAATTGTTAAAATACTTATTTGTGACCATTACACAGATTTATCCAACAAAAAAGTCTGGTGGTAACTCATTTTCCAGTCGTAGTTGCTGCTCTAGTTTTTCCAGTTCTGCAACAGCCTTGTCGTATAGTTCCAGACCATTTAGAGTCGTACCTCCAACCAATTGAATGCCAGAATATTTGGAAAGATTTTCTCCCCATTG